TTTGGCTCTGAACTTGGCGGCGTGATAATGAAGCTTACAGGTGTCTCTTCTTCAGAAGAGGCTATCGCAAAGCTTGCTGATGCTTTTGATAGGGTGGCATACGTACTTGGGGTAGTTAAAAACGTTCTTTCAAGAATTAATTTCTTGATCAAAGATCTGCAAATAGATAAGATCATTAATTTTGGGTATAGGGCCACAAGTCCTGGGGGCATGGCTCTTTGGGACTATGTCGGCCAACAGGTGCAGTACGAAAAGGCAGGGGCTTACACCCCTTATGAGGCTGCAAGAAGGGGCCTATGGTCTAGCCCAGGAACTGTTGTTGCAACGCCTAAACCTGAAACTGCAGCCGATGCCCTGGCAAGGCTTCGGGAAGGCATAAGGGTAGAAAATGAGAATCAGCAAAGCAAAAAAGATAATTCTTTGGCTGTTCAGAATAACACTCAAAACGTGCTTTCTGCAAACGAACTTCTAAAGCTTTACCGCGACCAGACCTCTAAAACTGGAAATGAAGTATACGCCCTTGGAAAGACTGCAGGATCTGCCATCGGATACATGAACAGCGCAATGAACTCTGTCAGGCAGATGCTTGCCCCTTCAGGTGGCGGTGGCGGGGGAGGGTGCAGGACTTTTAGAACGGGGAGCTACACCACAGACGGGCACAATGAAAGCTATTCTTCCGGAGGCGGACCGTCAGGTTCCCCGGGAATGGCCTGGTACAACGTTTTGGGAAATGATAACGCAGGAGTAGTTGCTGTAATGGGGGAAAAATGGGCATCCACCATCAGCGCAAACTCGATAGTTTACAACAGCTGCACGGGATTAGTATGCACTTTTGACACAGTTGAAAAAACAACAATCAACGGTTCTGCTGCAACTGTAACGACAAGATTCGGTAACGACAGCGGCCATTTTGTCGAGATTGGGAAAACTGTAAACGACGCATTGATCACAAACAAAGGGGATGTCATTCAGTTTCACCCGGATGATAACATTCTGGCGTTAAAGGATTTGTCAAAGCTCGGAGGAAAAAATGTGTCAATCAACAATACTTTTCATATACATGGATCGGGGGATCCCGATAGGATTGCCGAAGAGATTATGAAAAAGATCACAAGATTAGGTAGGATAGGATTTTGATGGGAAAAGGAATAATTCAAACTAATTCAAATGATCATATAGAAGTTGAAATAATTGTCAGGGATAAGGATGGCAATATCAAAGAAAAGGAGGTAATCACAAATGGTAGGGACGATAACAAATGCAGGCCTTGAATATGAGGCTAAATTATTAGTTGGGGTTTCAGTTAAACCATTCAAATATATTGCAATTGGGTCTGGAACTACTGCTGAAGCTAATGATCAGACAGCACTTGTGACGGAGATCACTACAAACGGCGGTGCAAGGGCAGAGGGAACTGCAAGTTATGAAGCTGATTATAAGGCAGTATTATCAAAGACTTTCACTGCAACAGGTGATTTGACAGTTAATGAAGCAGGAATGTTCGATGATGATGGGGATCCTGCAGGTAACATGTACGCAAGGGCAAAGTTTGCATCAGCAAAAAATCTTGCAAGCGGAGATACTTTGCAGGTCACTTTCACAGTCACAAAAGGCAGAGCGTAAGGGTGCTTCACCATGGCTGGAGAAAAATATGCGAGTATGTGGTTTGGTGCAAAGGACGAGAATCAGACCGCAACAAACAAGCCAGAAAAGCTACTTTATGGAACAAATCATAAACGGGATGTTCTGGCATTTGATAAGACAACAGCAGAAACGGCAGTATGGGATACGTTCAAATTACCAAGTTTCTTTGATGCTACAAAAGGAATAACTTTTACAATCCCAAATAGGACAACCGCAACAAGCGGAACAATTTGTTGGGAAGTTTCAATAGTCGGAACGGGCGATAGTGAGGATGAAGATCCTGCAGACAGTTTCGTTGCACATACTGCCGAGAATGTTGACGGAACAGCAAACGATTACACCTACTCCACTTTGACAATAGCTGCAGCATCGCATGGCCTCGCTGCAGGGGATATGTGTTGCCTAAAATTGAGAAGAAAAGTTGCAAGTGATGACTGCGATGCTGATGTCCAAGTTGAAGGAATTGAATTTAGATTTGAATGTGCAACATAAAAAGGAGGGATTAGAACGGATAAAGTTGAAATAATTGAGAAACGGGTCAATGGGAATATCATCATATTTACAGGTCTTTATTACCCAGATGGAAAAGACACCAACACAAAGATAAAATTTGAGCAGAGAGTTGCTTCTGATTTTCTAATGACGGAAGAAACTCAAAAGGATGCAATGCAGAAACTTTTAGAGGCCGGAAGAAATAGGTGGAATATCAATCAAATCGCTACCGATAAATCAGGTGCTTTTGATTTGCCGACAACATTTACTCCAACAGACACGATAAAGACACCGATTGAAACTACACCAACAGCAGAGCAAATCTTCCAAAATGCAGTTCAGGGATTGGAACAAAAGAAACGATACTTGGACTTGGGATTGATTACTGCCGAAGAATATGCAACAGAATTGGCAAAAGTAAAACTACTCATGCCGAAACCTTCAATAGAAAAATAATTTTGGAGGTTTCATAATTGGCCATTACCGGACAACCACGAAGAAGAAGGATAGTAATTAACGCTGATGCTTACATTAGCGGTGCTACCTCGAATGTTCCGGTATTGGTGAAATTCAATTCTACTTCTCACCCTGATTTATTTGCAACGGGTGATAATGGGGATAGCGTTTGGTTCTCATCAGACGCTTCCGGACAGACCACCCTCTATCATGAAGGAGTTGTATTTAACGCAACAAACGCCATCTTTTATGTAAAAGTTGACCTTTCTTCAACTGCTGATACTGTAATCTATTTATGGTATGGTCAACCCGCAATAACTGGAACTGAAAGCAAGACAAATGTTTGGACTAACGCTTATGCCATTTATCATTTAGAAGATACTTCCGATAGTTCTGGAAATACACGAACATTGACAGATAGCGGTGTAACTTTTGATACAGGGATTGTTGGAAAAGGTGCTACGGGTTTTAGTAACACCAAATATTTAAAACGGGCAAGTTGGGGATTTTCAACAACAAGAGCAAATAATGCCAGAACGACAATGGTGTGGGTGAAACCAACAAATCACTCAACTGCAAGAACTATAATGGCTTGTAGAACTTCAAACAGAGTTGCAAGTGGACAACAATATAAAATTACAGCAACAGGGTATAATATTATTACTTACCCAACAGATGGTTACTACAGCAGTATCGGTGGGAGTAGTTCAAGCACCGATTTTGAACTATTAACAAGTGTTTCTACTGCTGGAACAACATTGTATGCATATTTAAATGGTGATAATCCTACATCAACAACAACTTTTACATCATATTCATATTCAAATGATGAAATGTGGATAGGCGAAGATAGAGTATGGACAGCACCACTTTTATCAACAGATATAGTTGATGAAGTATGGTGTTTCACAGATGTAAAGACTGCCGACTTCATAAAAGTAGTTTATAACAACACCGCAAATTATTCTTCTTTCATCTCAATAGATGGTGCAGTAACAATCGGAAGCTCACCGAAACAGGTTTATCCGGTATGGGCCGATACAAGCCAACAACTAACTGAAGATATAGATATTTCTTCAACAAGCACAATTGGCGTCACAACAAAAGTTGAATATAAAAGCAATATTTCATTAACTTCAGTTTCAGATCCTTCAACAAGTATTCCTTTTGGATGCTACATCAACTCAGGCATCCAAACTACAAGTGAAATTCTGTTCACCGCAAATTGGCTGTTGGCCGCTGGTGTATCATCCACATCTGGCGCCAGCGTAGGGACTTTATCTGTTTTACAATCAAACATAAATTTATCAGGCGTGTCGGCCATAACTTTGACAACTAGCCACGCCCAAAGTTATAGTGTTGCATTGGGCTCCACATCGGAAATAGTCCCGGCATACACATCACAATTTGTTCTTGCCATACCCCTATCCACAACATCGGGTGTGGCGCTTACCGCATTACTGGTCACGGATATTGAAGTGATCTCACTAAACTCCGTTTCAAGTGTGACGGTAGTGGGCATTGCATCGGCAGAGCGGGAATGGCTCACTATTTACTCCACTTCAAGCGTATCGACTTCAATAATAAGTTCTGGCCGGACCGTCTTATTCTGGTCTATTGAAGTGGATGGCATAATACTTGAAGATAACTACAAACTACTATCTGCAAAGTTCACTGATGAAAAAGGAAAAAGATCGGATCACTTTGAAATTATTTTGAATAATAACGATGGATCTATTTCAGATACATTTAGCGTGGGGAACGATGTCTATTTGTATGTTGATGAAAATGATCCAGCAACAACAAAAGTATTCCATGGCCTTATCACTGGCATTGACTTTGAGATAGATTCCTGGGGAAACAATACATTAATCCTCACGGGAGAAGATTATGGATCAGTTAGGTTTGGCCAGACTGTTATCACAGGCGCAGAAAATTATTCGAACACAACTGCAAGTGATATACTAACTGATATAGTCTTGAGATATTGCCCTGAAATAACAACAACAAACGTGGAAACGTTTGCAGAACAAATTCCATTTGTATCCTTTGCGTGGGAATATGTTTCCCAGGTTATTGAAAAAATTGCACGATTAGTCGGCGCAGATTATTATGTTGATGAAGACGATGATCTTCACTTTTATGATCCAGCAGACCTAACAGCTTCTCACTCAATCACTGCAGCGCAAATCCTAAATGCAAAAATAAAGAAAGATTCTTCAAAGTATTTTGACAGGGTATTTGTTGTAGGTGGAAAACAAGGCTTCCTGGACCAAAGCCAGGCAACGACAACAACTGAAGTTTCTTTGCATGATAAATATTATGCTTCATCATTTACACCATCACAGTCAAGCTTGCTTTATATCGAAGCGTATGTCAAGAAGATAGGGAGTCCGCTTGATGGATTTAGATTCACAATAGTTGAAGACAACACTGGGCTAACTGGAAACATTGTTGGCTTTGGCACTGTAAAGGTGGGTGACACTTCAACTGATGGATCCTGGGTGAAATCTGATTATATCGATGTGCAACTTGATAAAACAAAGCTGCACTGGATTGTTTTCCTGAAAGTTGGAACTGTAACAGATACTTACAAAGTGGCGCATGACAACACAACCGCAAATGGCCACAAACACTCTACCGATGGATCTTCCTGGACGGCTGCAACTGGAAAATGCGCCTTCAAAACTTATTATGGGGTGCAGATCGTCAAGGGCGCATCTGGAACAAAAATGTTTGATAATTATACCGATATCCCGATTGTTGATTTCTCAATAAAAGATACAGATACTGCACTGATGCTGGCACAACAAAAGGTAATAGAATATGCACTCAAAAATGCATCTAAACTAGAGATTAATCCTCCTGGGAAACGTATGAAAGCTGGGGAAGTTATATCAGTTTCAATACCTAATGTCACCTTAGAAGATCAAACAATACTATCAGTTGCTTATGAAATTAATA